CTTCTCAATGTCATCGACCTCGAAACTGAAGTACTTCGACTGGTCGATGACCAAGGTTTGGTCACCGTCATCCAAAGATTCGATGCTGATGTCCGTGTGAGGCGTGTAATCCCCCACGGTGACGTTGGCGAGGGTGGTGATATGCACCGTGTCCCCCACGTTGCTGATGTCTCCCTCGTAGTCGTTATTGACCACACTGCCGAAAACCTCGGCCTTCTGCAGTGGCTGGAGCAGGTTTGCGCTCCAAATCTCGGGAATGAAATTGGTGATAGCCATGTGTTCTCCTTACTGGCTAGTTTGATTTGAGCAGATCAGCGAGCCGACCATCGGCTTGCGCCTGGATGATCTCCGCAGGGCTCATGCCCTTCAGATCCGCTCGGGTTAGTTGCACTGGACTGTCACCGTCGCGCCTTCCGCTCGGTGGGGTGATGCCTACTCCGTTGCCGGTGGAGCCTTGCGCCCCTAGGTACGGTTTGGACTCGATGAGCTCGCTAATGGCGGAGCTGATCGCATCCGAGTCCACTTCGCCGTCTTCAGAGACGGAGAATTTGGACAAGTCGATGAATCGCAGGGCGTCGGACGGGTCCGAGAGCTTGCCTGCGGCGGAGGCGCGCACCTCGGCTTTGAGAATGCGTTCGTTCGCCTGCTGCAGCAGCGAGTCCTTAAGGGCCTGGGCTTTCTTGGACTCCTGGTATTCCTGCTCGGTGCCTTTGAGTTTCGCGAGTTCGGCTTCCAGCTGCGAGGTCTTGTCCTTGAACTCGTAAAGCCCCTTGTTCTTGGCTTCGAGATCGCGGTTGACTTTCTGCTGCGCTTCGAACTTCGTCTTCCAGTCAACCGGTTCTTCCGGTGTGGTGGGGGCCGGGATTCCTGCCTTGTTTTCCGCTTCTGTACCGGTTGCTGCGGGTTCTGGGGTTGCTATTGACGGTTCTTCTGCCATGACATGGCCTTTCGCTAGTCGTTAATGGGTGTAAATCTCTCCGTTGGAGGACAGCCAACGTCTGTAGTTGCGTTCCGCCGCGGCCATTTCCTTCATGTCCGTACCGCTGAGGGCGTGGTTGTATCGCAGTTTTGCGTCGAGGAGTCTGCGTTCCGCCGCGGTCATGGTCGCCACGTCGAATGGTTGGCGCACGCCGGATCTGACTGCCTGCCGGTACGTGGAGGTTGCGCCTCTGCTGCGTCCTCCGCGCCCCATCGTCCCGCCTATCGCCTGATAGTCGGGGTTGAGGCGGGAGAGGATGTCCGCTCGATCTTCGGGCGTGATGATGTACCCGTTCGAACGCAGCAGTGCGATCGCGTCGTCCCGGCTCTTCGCCTGGCTGTAGATGCCTTCCGGCGTGAGCCTCGGCCCACTCCCACCTATCTGGTTGTAGAAGCTCTTGTTGAGCCCGCGCAGGTTGGCGGTGCCGCTCGTCGTGTACGAGCCCACTGATCTGCCTCTTCTGGCTGGGGAACCGATGGCTGCCACTCCGGAACGCGCGTTCACTACCTGACTGATATCCGCGCCATCCCGTATCGCCTGTGCGGATTCCTTCCCGAATCGCCGGTCCTGCTCGGCTTCGCTCAGGTTATTGAACGCCTCCATGGGGTCGGTGATCATATCGCCGGCGAGGCTCTGCGTTGATGGCACATGCCTGCAATAGCAGCGGGGGTGACGCAGGAACCCTTCGTTCCATCTGTAGAACTTCCCGGCAAGTATCATGCAACGCGAGCAAGCGCCTGGTGACACCACACGGATATATCCGACACCCCTGCGCGTGGCAGTGTCCACGCCTGCAGCCTGACGGGCCGTGTCGGCTATGCCAAGCGATGCAAGCGACCCGTATGCCCTGCCAGCACGGTTCAACGCCTCATCAACACTCAGCCCCTGCCTGATGAGGGTCAGCGAATCGTAGACGGGACCACTGAAATAATCGTAGAGAGAACCGCCACTTGCAGCATATCCGGATCCGAATGCCCTCGGGTCGACCATCACTTGGGGAGGGACATAATCCCCGGCATCAGCCAGCATGCCCGATTGCGCATCCAGCGCGGTCTCCGCCGCTTTCGTCTGCAAAGCCGCATACACGCGAAGCATCGATGGCACAGCAGCTTCCCATGATGACAGAATGCTATCCGGGTTGATTTGCCGCCACGTTCTTTTCGCCAATCTCAGCGCCAGCGTCTCCTGAACCGCCAGGCTTCGACTGCTGCGATCCAGAGTCGTCGTATCCATTAGAAACCCCAATCGACTTCGCAATGGCCGCCAACTCAGGGTCGGCATCCTCTTGGCGTTTCATATCCATGACCCGTTTAACCTCATCGGGCGGCAGGCCGAACCATTCGAGCAGAAACTCCAAGGGGAACCCCGCCTGCCGCATCTGCAGCATGCCCTGCGTCATCACAGCCTGAGACCGGTATTGTGGGCTCGCGAATACCACATCAGCGTTAGCGACGGCCTTTGCCGCCTGGTCGTCACCTTCTGTCAACGCCGCGAGACGTGATATCTCCCTGATACCTGAGCGCAGATAGCGGATGCGGTCAACGGTCTTCGACACCAATCCAGCCTCGGCAACCTCATATCCAGTGGCGGGCACTTCGGCATTGGTCAGCAGGTAATGACCAGGCGTGCGGGTTTCAGCGGCGATGTGCTCAACAGCCTTCTCGATGACCGGATTGAAGACCTCAAGATTTGCCGCGGTCCATTCGCCGATCGACGCATCCCCGGTTATCTGGGTGATACGATCCATGACTGTCTTGTCCAACTCGGCGGGTCGTGTACCGATCTGGGCTCCATTCTTGTCCAAGACCGGCTCTTCCAGCTTGTCACCTCCGATGATGACCCTCGCGGGCAGCGAGGCCATATCCAATGCGTTCAACAGGTAGGACCAGACCACGTTCACGGCGTCTTGCATCGACTCGACTGGTTCGATATCCGATTGCGGATTCATATCAAGGAGGCTTTGGTTTCGGAATTCGACCAGAGGCACCGCGCCCAATGGGTTGGGAGCGAACGATTCAGGAAGGAACGTCCACCCGTCCGCAGATGGCGGAAGACGCTGCGTCTCCATGCTCGAAACGGGACGTTTGCGTTTCACCTGGAACACCGCATCGGGATACATGAGGGTGCCGAATTCCTCGACATCATCCTGCACCAACACCAAACCAGCCCTGACAATGCCAGTCCTCGCATCGTAGAGTACAGCGGCGGAATCCGGGTGCTCGAAACTGATCCGCGCCTTGCCGTCGGGCTTCTCAGTCACCAGACCATATGACCTTCGTGCGATGGTCATCATCAAAGCGGCTTCTGCCAAGCCCCTGTCTGCATCACTATCCGACCACCGGCGTTGCACCGATGAGGGGACATCAATTCCATCCAATCCCTTAAACCCTTGGAAATGGATGCGCTCCACCGGTGCCTGCGCGACAGGCGCACACCAGTTGTCGCTGAAATCCGAGAACCGTTCCTTCATGTACATCTTGAACTCTTCCGAAGCGAAATTCAGCTTCCCCCTGCGCCCTTTGTAATACCCAACGTGTTTCTCGATATCAGGACGGCGGAACATGATCTTTCGTGCCAGGAGATTCACGTCGGCGTTTATCTGTTCAGCAGTACGCGCCATTTTCTACCTCCTAGTGGAACTGGCTGTAAGAATGAAGTTGTGTTGGACTTTGCCCCAGCCAGCGGCGCGAGCGTCGCAGGCGGCCTCGTGGGCGAGGATCGTGGTAACAGCGGCATCGATCTTCCTGTCCTGCTGAGGTTTGCCAAGACCGTATCGGTCTCCTGGCTTCGCGATCTTCCGAGCGTTGCCCATATGAGTCAGTGTGATCGGACAGCCGTCCTGCGTAAGGTGATGCTGCTCCAAATCGGATTCGAAACGGCGTAAAGCCTCATACACCGCATTCACACGGCTGTTGCCGCTCATCACCCACGGGATGAACCTCTTCGGGCCGTACAACTGGTCCCATTCCTCGATCTGTGATTCCCACGACACCTCGTCACGGAAACCCGGATCGCAGTATGCGCGCTCTATCTTGTATCTGCGGTTGAGCTCATCCCAAGCGGCATTGACCTCGCTGCGCGGAATACGGCCTCCCCACTCTGCTGGATTCCAAATAGTCGGACGCCTGTCAGGACCATATCTGGGTGTGAAGATGAGACCGTCCACGGTTTCGCATTTGATACAGGTCCAATCATCATTCTCACTGCCATCAAATCCCGCGCAGATGCGGCTACCGTCCTGTGGATTCGCTATCCACAGTTCA